CAGGAAAAAGAATTTGAATTGAATAGTTTATTAAAATTGAAAATTAATTTATTAAAAAGAAAGAAAAAATGAAAAAATCTTTAGAATTAAAAGAAAGCCGTTCAGCTTTAGTTGAAACTCTAGAAAGCATTAAAAATACTGCTGAAGGAGAATCAAGAAATTTGAATGAGGCTGAAACTATTGAAGTAGATAATACTCTATCTTCAATAGATACTCTAGATACTCAAATAGAAAGAGCTGAAAGAGTAGAAAAGGAATTACGTACTGCTGCTTCTATTAGTGGTGTTAAAGTAACTCCTACTCAAGATAAAGACTTAGGGAAGTTTACTTTTCAGGGTGCAGTAAGAGCTGCTTACTCAGGTAAAGTAGAGGGAATTTATAAAGAGATGCATGATGAAGCTATCAATGAATCACGTTACACAGGAACAACTATCAAAGGATATGGGATTCCTGCTTCAGTATTAACAAGAGCATGGAGTACTGCTTCAGTTAATAATGAGGAAGTGATGAGCTTTACTGACCAACTTGAGAAAAATTTAGTTTTATCTAGTGCAGGTGCAAACACTTATTTTGGTATTAATGATATGAAGTTCCCTGTATTCTCAGGAATATCTTCAACATGGGTATCTGAGGATGGCTCATCAGGTGCTGCTTCATCTGCAGGAAATTTATCTGCAGTAACATTAACTCCTAAAAAACTAATCTCAGTAGTAAACATGACATCTGAATCAATGATGCAAAATCCATCATTAGAAGCTAATCTTCAAAGAAATATGGCTCAGCAATTAGCTGCAGCTTTAGAGTATGCAGTACTTGATACAGGAGATGTATCTAATGCTCCTGAATCTATCTTTGCTGATGCAACTGCAGGGCCAACTGCAGTAACTGCAGCTGATTGGGTTGAAATGGAAACTGATGCTCTAGCTTTAGGAGTACAAAGAGAAGGAGCTAGAATGGCATACTTGTTAGATATGGATGCTTACAAAACAGTAAAAACTTTAGCTCAAGTTGCTTCTGTTTCTCCTATTTGGGATAATGGAGATAGAAGATTGAATGGCTACTATGCATTCCAATCAGGAAATGTTGCTGCTTCAGGAACTTCTGCTAAAGCTCATGCTTTATTTGGAGATTTCTCTAAAGTACATATAGCTCAATTCGGTGGATTAGATATCTTATTTGACCCATATACTGAAGCTGCTAAAGGCCTTCCAAGAATGGTTGTTACTAGCTTAGTTGATGCTGATGCTACTCAAAATGATTCATTCATTAAATTGATTGAGGCATAATTTAATTGGAAATTAGGTAGGAAATTAGAGCTATTTTGCTCTTTTTTCCTCCCTTTTTTTAAAAATCTCTAAATGCAGTTTAAGGGTATTTAGAGGCTCTTTAAGAAACTTTAGTGATGTTGATAAGTACTACTATTAAACTTTTGAGATAATACAATACAAGCAAATCACTAGATAAGAAAAAAACAGAAAAAAAATGAAATATTTAGAAGTAGTTGCATATCATGATACTCAAATAGTTAGTACTGCAGACTTAAAAACTCATTTGAGAATTACATTTTCAGATGATGATGATTATATAGCTGCATTAGAAAAGGCTGCAGTACAAAGGATAGAGGAGTTTTGTAATATCTTTTTATTAGATACATCATTGAGGCAATATGGAAATAAATTTTCAGACTTAAATATTCTTTTTAAAAGTCCTATAACTGATGGAACTTTTGCAGTAAAGTATAAGAGTGGAGGCTCTTGGGTTGATTTTGGGTCATCATGTGAATTAGTACAACATATAAAACCTCCTAGATTATATGCTAATGATGATTCTACAATTCCTAATACTGATGAAGTATTTCAAGCATGGAGATGTGATTATGTTGTAGGATGGGCATCTGCAGGAGCTATTCCTGACCCTATCATTCAAGCTATTAAAATAGTAGTAGCTGATATGTATGAAAATAGGCAATCAGTTATAGTAGGAAAAATAGCTACAGAAATTCCTAAAACTGCTCAATATCTAATGAATCCATATAAAATTCAAACACTATGATATCAGTAGGAAATCTAGATACTCCTGTAATTATAGAGAAGCCTACATATTCAGCAAATGCAAACTATGGAGGGATTCAGGATACTAGTTGGAGTAATGCAACAGGAGGAGATTCAAGTGTGTGGGCCTACATGGTATGGAGAGGAGGAAATGAGAGAGAGGATGCTGACCAAATGACAGGGAAAACTGTTGTAGATTTTTATATCAGATATGAAACTTTTAAAGATTTAATCTATCCTAATTGGAGGATAAGACATAATCTAAATGCAGGAGGAGAGATTCTTATTAATCCTAATTTTGATGATTCTATTGCAATAGGTACTGCAGGAAGTGGATGGGCTGCTACAGTAACAGGGAGCAGTACTATCACTTATGATTCATCTGCAGGAGTAATATTAAATAATGCAGGAGTAACAGGAGAGGATTGTATCTTAGAAGCTAGAGATGGCTCTAATGGAGCTAATATACTTACTGTAGGAAAATTTTATGAAGTTAGATATGAAGTAAGTGCTATAACAAATGCTCCTTTTTTACAGTATTATAATGGAGCTGCTTATTCAACTATGGCTGCTACAGTAGGAACTCATTCATTTAGATACTATCAAACTACTTCTCAAGTATTCAGATTTCAAAATATTAAAGATACTACTAGTATAACTGTAAAAAGTATATCTATAAAAGAGATAGCTCAAAGTGAATTTTACATAGAAAAAATTGCTCATATAGATGGGAGGCATAAAATGACTAAATTAACTGCATCCTCAAAAGACAATAACTAATGGAATTGAATGTTAGAAAGGTATTAGGAATGAGAGAGCTTCAAAAAGCATTGAAGCAAATACCTTATGAGGTTAAAAGAAATAAGTTGATGATGGCCGTATTTAGACAAGCTGCGAAGCCTATTATAGCTCAAGCTAGAGCAAATATTAATAATGATGAAGGGGATTTAAAAAGAAGTATTAAAGCCTTTAGCACTAGAGCTTCTAGAAGGCTTCCTGCTTTATATGTAGGGCCAAAAGCTACAGGAGGCTCAGCTAAGAAAAATAATCAAAGAGGAGGAGGATTTTATGGAGCAATGGTTGAATATGGTACTGCTCATGCTGCTCCTCATCCTTTTATGAGACCTGCATGGGAAATGAAGCAAAATGCTGCAGGAGCAATATTATTAGAGGGAGCTAGAAAGGTAGTAGAAAAAGTGCTACAAAGAGAAACTAAAGGATTAAAAAGATTATATAGATAATGAGAACAGGAGCTATTATATATCCAATTCTTTCAGGTTATTCAAATCTAACTGATTTAGTACCTGCAGCATCTATATTTGCATTGAGAGCTGAGCAATCAACTGCTCCTCCATATATTACTTATAGAGAAATAAGTTCAATACCTACAAATACTACAGGAGATGAAAATACAGGAGACCCTATAATTTCTCAAAGAAGCATCTTAGATGTTACAACTGCTCAAGTATCTTGCTTTGCTGAAACTTATTTAGCAGTAGAGAATATTGCAGTAGCAGTTAGACAGGCATTAGATAGAGAGTGGGGAGCTGCTACATCTCCTTATGCATCTGATATAGCATTAGATTCATGTGTATATGAAAATTGTGTTGATGATTATGATGATGATTTTGGAAGTAGAGGGATTTACATTAAGCATCTAGATTTCTCTTTAAGAATAACAAGAATAAATATTAGTAATACTTAAAAAACAAACTATGGAAGATTTAATTTTAATAAAAGATTATACTACTCCTTCAGGAAAAGAGTATAAAGCAGGGCAAAAATATGCAGGATGTAGAGATACTTATGTAAGATTATTAGCAGAAGGAATCTGTGAGCCTATGAAAGGAGATAAGAAACCTAAGAAAAAAACTAAAAAATCAGTAGAGGATGGCAACATTAACTAGTCAAGAAATAATTGAAGCAGGTTTAGCTTATACATATACTAGCATAGATGCAGCTAATAAATTTATAAATACAGGTAGAGAATTTATTTTATATTTAAATGAATCTACTGAAACTAGTAAAGTTATAGCAGTAACTGCAGAAGTAACTACTGTAGAGAGTGAGATATATGGAGATTTAACAAAAAGCAATCCATCTCAAACAGTAGCAGCTTCAGGTAGTGTATTGATAGGCCCATTTCCTGTAGAAGCATATAATGATTCAGATGGCTATTGTAATTTTACAATAACTACTACTGATGGTAATGATAAAGCAGTAATATTATATCTATCATAGATGGCTTTAAATGGAGTAATAAATGGAGGGGATATAGTTCTTTATTTAGGGAATGAAGTATTAGCTTTATCTACTTCTACTACATGGAATGTAGAACATCAAATCAGGGATACAACCTGTAGAGAAAGTAATGCATGGAATACTTATGTAGCAGGAGATAGAGCATGGAGTGTAGAATGTAATAATTTATTAGCTTTCAGAAATAGTGGTGGTACTACATGGAGTGCATATCCTTTATATACAGGCATAGTAGACTTAATGAAGCTCTATGTATTAGGAAGGCTAAGAGTTAGATTGAAGGTAGCTCCTTTTCCTTTGGGAAGTAACAACAAATCTTGGGTAGGCTCAGGATATGTAACTTCTGTAGAAATTGATACTCCTAATGAAGAAAATAGTACTTTTTCAGTAAACATATCAGGAGTAGAATTATTAAGGCAAACTAATACAGGAACTAATCAGGGATTATAAAATTGAATACTATAGTAAAAGAAAATTAATTAATTTAAAAGTGAAAAAGACATGGCAACAAATGGTGTATTAAATGGAACAAAATTTGCAGTTTATGCTGCAGGTACAAAAATAGCTTATGCTACTACTGCTTCTATATCTATCAATCATAACCTTAGAGATACTTCTACGAAAGATAGTGGAGGTTGGAGAGACCAATTAGAAGGTCAAAGAGATTGGGAAGTATCAGTAGATGGAATGTTAATATTTGTAGATGGCTCAGGAGGAGCAATAGCAGGATTAACTGCTAATGAATTATATTCAAGCTATATAGCAACTAGAACAGAATTTGAATTAAAATTCTCTACAGAAGAAGCAGGAGATATTAAATGGAGTGGAAATGCTTTTATGACTTCATTAAGTATGGATACTCCTAATGAAGATAGCTCTACATGGAGTGCTTCATTCTCAGGGACAGGAACTTTAACTCAAGCTACTGTATCATAAAACAATAGAGAGATTCTTAGCTTCCTTTTTATTTCTTAAAGGGGAGGCTAGGATGACCTCTTTTTATTAACCTTTAAGAAAAAAAAATGAATTACGAAATAATAGAAATAGCAGGAAAAAAATTCCCTATATTTTTTGGCTTTAATGGCCTAAGAAAATACTGTGGAATTACAGGAACATCACTTCAAAAACTAATGAATCTAGGGGAGGATATGACATTAGACCAAGCTCTACATTTAGTATTAGTTGGTATTGAGGAGGGATGCAGAAAATCAGGAGAGGAGTTTAATTTGACTATAGATGATTTAGGAGATATGTTAGATTCTGATATGAATGGATTGACTACTGCTCTAGAAATATTTGGAGAGCAGATGGGCCATAATATTAAGCACCCTGATGCAACAGGAAAAAAAAAGCAAAAAGCAGCTCAAGTCAAGAAATAACATTTGATTTGATAGAGCAGATTGCTTTTGGGGAATTGAGAATGAGCTATGAGGATTTATATAATATGAATCCAAAGAATTTTGCTAATGCTCAAATAGGATATAAGAAGATGTATATGCAAAATCAACAAGCTGAATGGGAAAGAGCAAGATGGATGGCCTGTGTAATAATTAATCCTCATTTAAAAAAGAGTATTTCTCCTAAAAAGATAACTACTTTTGAATGGGAAAAGAAAGCTAAAAAAACTGCTAAAGCTGATATAGAAAGATTATTAAGAGAATCTCAATATCAGGATAAGTTAGATGAGTTAAATGAAAAAAAACTAAAGAAAAATGCCTAAAAAAGCCTTAGCCTCATTAAATGTAGTAATAAATGCAGTAACTAGTCCTCTCTTTAGAGGATTGAATAAAGCCTCAAAAAGATTAACAAGATTCGGAGGTCAAATGAAAGCTATAGGAAGGTCTATTACTACTAGCTTTAGCCTTCCATTTGCAGCAATATCAGTAGCAGGAGCTAAGATGGCTATTGATTTTCAGAAGAACATGACTAAGATAAATACCTTAGTGGGTATTTCATCAAAAGAAGTAAATGAGCTTTCTAAAGATGTAATGAGGCTTTCAGGAGAAACTGCTCAAGCTCCTGAGCAATTAGCAGAAGGATTATTCTTTTTAACTTCTGCAGGATTAAGGGGAGCAAATGCTATGGAAACCTTAGAAGCAGTATCAAAAGCTACTGCTATAGGATTAGGAGAGCAATCTGATTTGGCTAAAGTAGCAGCTGCAGCTCAGAATGCTTATGGGAAAGCTAATCTTTCTGCAGCTAAAGCCTTAGATATATTTGGAGGAGCAGTTAGAGAAGGTATGTTTGAAGCTAAAGATTTAGCTGAAGTATTAGGAACTCAATTAGGAATGGCTGCAAGTTTAGGAATTTCCTTTGAGGAAGTGAATGCATTTATAGCTACTTATACTAAAACAACAGGAGATGCAAAATCAGCTACTACTTCTTTCGGAGGAGTAATGATGGCACTAGCTAAGACTACTCCTCAAATGGAAAGAGCCTTAAATAAGGTGGGAATGACAGGAGATAGTGTTAGACAAATGCTAGGAGAAAGAGGATTGAGAGCTACTCTTATATCCATTAAAGATGCTTTTGAGGAAAATAATGTTCCTTTAACTCAATTTTTTAGCAAATCTCAAGCCTTAAAAGGGGTATTAGGGGTATTAGGAAATCAAACTAAAACCTATGGAAATGTATTAGATGGATTGCATACTAGTGTAGGAATGGTAGATGAAGGATTTGATACATTCTCAGAAACTGCAGGATTTAAAATGCAACAGGCATTCCAAAACCTAAAGAATGCAGCTGCAGAATTAGGAGCTATAGTGATGCCATTATTCACAAAATTAGCAGAATTTGGAACTAAAATAGCAAAAGGATTTACTGAATTAGATAGAAGTACTAAAGCCTTAGTAGTAGGAGCTGCAGCATTGTTAGCTTTCTCAGGGCCTTTAATGACTTTAGCAGGAGGATTAGTAACTGCATTAGGAGCTATCTTAACTCCTACAGGATTAGTAGTAGTAGCAATAGGAGCTATATTTACAGTTATCTATAATAATTGGCCTCAAACTAAAAAAATCTTTGTAGATTTTATCAATTATTTTATTGATTTATATAATGAAGTTGAATTATTTAGAGTTGCAGTAGCAGGAATTTCTACATCATTTAAAATATTATGGGCTACTGTTAAATATAGTTTAGGAAATATTTGGGCTACATTAAAAACTTTAGGAGCTAATACTGTAGAATTATTTTCAGGAGTTGGAAATATAATAAAAGGAGCATTTACTCAGGGAATAGAGGGAGCAGTAATAATGGGCAAAGGAATCATGCAAGTGATGGAAGGCATGGAAAAAGATATTGAAGATACTCTAGGAGATAATGCTAGATTTGTTCAATATGGAAAAGATATAGCAGATGCAGTAAGTGATGGAGCTGCTATGCTTAGAGAAAAAGCTGAGTTCATTACAGAAGATGATATCCAAAATAATGTAGATAATATTGAGGAATGGTTTAAAAATAAACTATCTATAGTAAGAAAAAAACTAGAAGGAGCTTTAGGAGGAGGTGGATTAGCAGTTCCTACAGGAGGAAAAGGAGATGATGGAGGCTCAGGGGGAGGAGATGATGGAGGCAATTCAGAACTTAATAAAACTTTAGAGGGAAAGAAAACTCTTTGGGAAAATTTCTATAATTGGCTCAAAAATACAAATAAAAACGGATTAGAAGGATTAGCTAAAGGATTGCAAAAATTTGCTCAAACTACAGGGCAAATATTAAATGCTATAGGAGGGATGTGGGCTGCTCAAAGTCAGAAAGAGAATAGGCTATTAGAGAATGAGCAAAAATTAGCTAATGAGGCTTTAGAAAAAGAATTTGAAAGAGAAGCTAGAAAAGTAGCAGGAAGTAATCAATCAGCTCAGCAAAGGTCTGAAGCAATGATTAGAATAAGAGAAAACTTTGATGCTAAACAGGCTGCTTTAGATAAAAAAATGGATGCTAAAAAACTAGCTATTCAACGTAAACAAGCACAAAGAGAGAAGAAAATTCAAATAGCTACTGCAATTATGAATACTGCAGCTGCTATTGCATCTGCTTTACCTAATATATTCTTAGCTGCTTTAGTAGGAACTATGGGAGCAGTTCAAATAGCTACTATTGCTTCTACTCCTTTACCATTAGCAAAAGGAGGATTAGCATTTGGGCCTACTAATGCTATAGTAGGAGATAATCCTAATGCTGCTAATGACCCTGAAGTGATAGCTCCATTATCTAAGTTAAAGCAAATGCTAGGAGGAGAAATGGATGTATCATTAAATGTAGGAGGAGTATTAAAAGGTACTGATATTTATTTATCAAATGATATAACAACAGAAAAAAGAGAAAGATACATCTAATGGCATATAATAAAACTTATACTTTCAAATTCATATCTACTGCAGGGATTAAATATGTATTAGAATTTTATGACCAAATAGCAGGAGTAGACTATTTTAACAAAGTAGGAGTATTAGGAAAAAATGCCTGTTCAGTAGATTTTGGAAGTGAGGATAGTAAAATGTATTCTCCATTAAAACCTTCTACATTAAATATAGAATTTATGGTATCTAGATTTAGAGATGCTAGATATATTACTGAATTAAGAAGTAGAAGTGAGAGAGATGTTTATGTATATCTTTATGTAGCAGGAGCTAACTATGCTTTAAAACCTGATAATGACCCTATATTTGCAGGGTATCTCTTAAATGATTTATCTGATGACCCTGATGTTGCTATGCCTTATGTAGTTAATTTAACTGCTATAGATGGATTAGCAGCATTGAAATATTATGATTTTGTGCCTGAAGAAACTGCTCAATCTTCTAATCATTTATATGTAAAATCTGATACATGGCTTCCTCATCCTAATAATCCTGCAGGGCAATATGGAAGTTCCTATCAATTTATAAGATGGATAGGGAGAATACTTTATTATACAGGATATGCTACTACTGATAAAGGAGCTAATGCTAATGCAAAGATTCAAACATCTGCAAATTGGTATAATGCTCAGATGGCATCTGCTACAGGAGACCCTTTAGCCTTAAGCAAAATTTCAGCTGACCAATTCTATACTAAAGAGGGAGATACAGGAGTATTAAATTATAGAGCTATGAGCTGCTATGATGCTTTAAAGGCTATCTGTAAAGTTTGGGGAATGAGATGCTTTGTATGGAAAAATACTTTCTATTTCATACAAGTTCATCTATTTGAAAACAATAATAGTGGACTTTTAGCTGCTCCTACAAATATACCTTATCATAGATACAATATAAGTGGTACTACAGAAACATCTTCAGGAAATGCTTTGGATTTAGATTGGAGTAGATATTATCTTCCTGTAGCTTTGAATCAACCAAACAAAAAACTTGCAGGGTCTCAATATGGTGTACTTCCTGCTTTTAAAAAAGTTACAGTAGACTTCATGACAGTATCTAATGTGAATTATTTCACAAAATTTCCTGAGCTTACTAGCCCATGGCCTACTACAGTAGGCTCTCCTTATTATGAAGTGGCCTATGAAACTATTGGAATTTTTGAATTTGATGGAAGTAATGACCAACTATTCTATCAAGAGATATGGGTACAATTTACAAACAATAATTCTGTTCCTGTTAATTTCCATTCTCAATGGACAGTAGAAGCTAAAAAAGTAGGAACTACTACATGGTATAGAGCAGATTTAACTAATCTAGCAACTGCTAATACTGTAGAATGGGTTACTAATGTAGGGCAGCCTGTAACGGCCTGTCTATATGGAGATGCCTATTATGAGCTTCCTGTAGGTATATCTTCAGTAGATTTAGCTCATGGAGGCTCAAATGGTGCAGGAGCTAATTGGTTTCAATGTCAATGGCTTCCATGTCCTGCTACAAGATTTACTGCAGGAGAATGGGAATTTAGATATAAATGGGTATCTAAGTGGGATACTGATGCTCAGCATTTAACTGAGGGCCATGGAATGTGCTATCCTATGCCTAGTACAGGAGCAGTTAATCCTCCAAATGACCCTGATTCTAATTTAGTTACTTATGTTAATTCCTCAATAACATCAGGAGCAGGAGCTAGTATTTTTTCTCCTGTTAATAATGGAGCTATAGGAACTGTATCATCTAATACTCAAGTTTATCAAGCAGGAGATGATACCTACTATGAAGATGTTAATGATATATTATGGGGAGATGCAGAACACGTATGGTGGCCATCTAAAATTTTAGTATATACAGGCTCAGCATGGGTGCTTACAGAATTTACAGGAGGATGGGGGAAAGATAGTGTAATAGGAGAATATACTATAGCAGAATTATTAGCAGAATCAATTATAGCTAGACAGGCTCAGAATGTAAGAAAATTCAATACAAAAATCATAATGGATTTGGATTATTGGAAAAATGATTCATCAGGAACTTTTGCAGCTTTTCCTGCTCCATTTACTAGATACTTTACTCCTTCTCATGGGCCTTCAAATACTGCAGCTGCTAATTGGATTATGCATACAGGGAGCTTCAAGCCTAAAGTAGACCAATGGAGCTTAGACTTATATGAGTTCAAAACTTTTGAAGTAGAATCAACAACTAATACTACTACTACTACAGGAAGCAATACAGGTCAAGTGGGAACAGGAACAGGAACAGGCCTCCCTGACCCTGATAAACCTTCTGCTAAGGCTAAATTTGGATATATTACTCATAGTATGGATGCTAAAGTAGATAGCTTATATGCTAAGAGAGCTAATCCTATTGCAATAATAAATGAAACTCAATATCTATCTGATTTAAGTAGTACTCAAACTATAACTAGCTTAGATGTACAAAAGATGCCTGAAGCTATATTAAAATCAGGAGATACTATTGTAGTACAAGCTAAGCAAAGACCTGCAGCTACTACTGATGCAATAGAATTTGGGAATATTACATTTGAAGTATCTGCAGACCAATCTGCAGATGATACTACTATTTCTGTTACTTCTAAAGCTATTTCTCAAAGTATTTTTATAGGAGATATTATTACAATATATCAACCTGATTTGATGGCTCAATATCAAAACAAAACAAAAGGCTCAGTAGCAGGATTTACAGTTGGAGCTAATTCTTTGACTAAGGATGGAGTAGAGATTAGAGGATTTACTGATTCAGATACTATGGAGGGAGAGGATTTGAATTTAAAACTTCCAACTACTGAAAGTGTGAAAGCCTATGCTGATACTAAGCAGGGAGCATTGACTTTAACTACTACAGGTACTAGTGGAGCTTCTACATTAGTAGGCTCTACATTAAATATTCCTCAGTACTCAGGAGGAGGAACTGATAACTATAGAGCAGCTAAAATAGGCTCTACTTCAACTACTTCTGCTACTGCAGGAGCAGGAGCTAGAGTGGTAGCTATAAGATTTGATACTGAATTAACTGCTAGTACTTCTACAGATATTACATTATATGGCTCATCAGGAGTAACAGATATTTCAGATAGTGCTTATGCTTTTAGTATGGGCAATGGAAAATATGATATCAGTTATACAGTAACAACAAATACAGATGTACAGAATAATAGGATTTTAACAGGAGTTAAACTTCAATATGGTACTGATGATGCAGGTACTATGAATTGGGCCGATTTAGAGCCTACTACTACTTTTATATATGATAGAGGAAATGGGGATATAAGACAGGGAAGCACATCAGCTAGAATTTTTTATAATAAAACAGTAACTGCAGAATACTATAGAGTAGTATTTTGGAAAGAATCTTCAACCTCAGCTAATACAGTATCTATATCTGTAGAAGCAGGATGCTGCTTAACTGTGAAACAACTTTAAATGCAAAGAAAAATGATAAATACAATAATGGGAAAATTTTGCCCCACTACAATAATACTTAATGTTGGAGCAATCGGAGTGAGCTTTTCAGATGTAGAAATCTCTATGAAAATTTTATCATATACAGTAGCTATTTTATATACTATAATTAAGATAGCTAAGGAGATAAAAGAATGGAAAAAAAAATAAGTTTTACTCTTAATCTAACTTATTTCAAAGTAGAGGAGTTTAATCAAAAGGGCCTCCCTGAATCTTGGAGATACATGGATTTAAATTTCCTAATGTTACTAGACAAAATAAGGCATAGAGCAGGAATCCCTTTCAAAATAACTTCAGCATATAGAACTCCTCAATATAATAACACATTAAAAAATGCATCTCCTAATTCAGCTCACATATTAGGAAAAGCAGTAGATATATCTGCTACAGATAGTAAAAGTAGATTTCTTATAATAGAAGCTGCTATGCATTATGGAATACAAAGGATAGGAATCTCAGATAGTTTTGTGCATATTGATATAAAAGATAATCCATGTGAGGTAGCATGGCTATATTAACTTAAAATTTTTAAAGATGAAAAAATGGTTTACAGGTGTAATAGTTAAGCAGATATTACATTCTAAAAAGTTTATTTATGCAGTATCTAGTATTATCATTCCTTCTATATGTACTACATTAGGAGTAGATGAAGCAACTGCTTCCAACTTATTCTATGCATTACTTAGCTTAGCAGGATTTCAGGGATTAGCTGATTTTGGAAAATGTGCTGATAAGAATTGCAAGAAAAAATAGTGAAGCAATATAGGCCAAGATTAACAGAAAATGAAAACAGGCTTATATCTAATTTAAGAAGCTCTAAGAACATAGGAATAATTGGAGATACTCATTGTCCGTTTAATTTGAAAGAAACAAAAGAGCATCTTAGTTATTTGCAATTCTGCTATGAAACTTTCAACAGATTTGGATGTAGTGAAATTATTCATATAGGAGATGAGGTAGATAATTGTGCTATCTCATATCATCAGAAAGAAACTGATGCATTAGGAGCTGAAAGTGAAGCAGAATTAGCTCAGATAGAAATGAATAAATTTTATTCAACCTTTGAGCAGGTTAAGGTATGTGTGGGCAATCATTCTGCTTTGCCATTTAGACAGGCTACTACTGCAGGAATCCCTAAAAGATTCTTAAAAACGTATGAGGAGATATGGGAAGCTCCTACAGGATGGAAATGGGAACTGCAATGGGAAGTTAATGGAGTATTATTTCT